TGGGTACCTGCATCTAACAATTGACGCAGGGCAACTGTGGCGGTTCTTGATAAGCCGCCTATCATATGAATTAAACCAAAACCATAAAACCCTAAGCCAGGAAGGAATTTGTAATGTACAAAGTAAGCTTTCTTTTTTCGTAAAGGATCCCCTTGTTCATAGTTTCTGTAAATAGATAAAATTTTATTACTGCTTTCATCAATGGTAACAATGTATGGTAATTTTTGCCCATCAGGATCTTCATATCCTGGTAAATCTAAATAACAATGGCTTTCATAAAGGGTGTACATATCAGATGTATAACCTTTTGATTTAACACCTTCGATTGAATCATACTTGTCTTGCACCTGATCATCTTCGTTATAAGGTCTTACATTAACATCTCGATACATTCCAAATATTTGTTTTTTCTTTAACTCAATTTCATTCATCTTAATAATATGAGTTACTCTTTCAGCGTCATCTAAGTAACTTGCACCGTATGGTACAACCAAATCCTCCGCAGGTACAAATTGAGAACGAGCCTTTTCTTCTGTTGAATCATAAAATATTTTTCTAAAAGCTGATCCTGCTAAAGGTAAATAAAACAACATTTGATCAGTCTCAGTTTCATAATCTTTCATTACATAAGTAATTTGATAATTCATATAATCTCTTACACGTTGAGCTTGTTCTTCTAACTGTTCATTTGATTGTCCAATGATTGATGTTTTTACTGGACCATTTGCAGGTAATAATTCTTTGTATGCTTGTGATTGAAATTGTACGGCTGCTTCAGAGAGTACAGGATGTGTTACAGCAGAGGCACCTCTAAACGGTCTGGTGCGCTCTTCGTATTTAAAACCTAATAAGTCTAAACCTTTTGTGTATTGTGTTTCCCAATCTTCTCTAGAGGTTTTGTCATCTTCAATAGACGACATTAGCTCAATAGAAATACTATCTAATTGTTCATCAGATAAGTATATTGCTAAATTTGAATCATGTCCCTCCTCAGGATTCGCATCATCCACAAAAGGTTGCATGTTACCTTGTGAATCTTCTACAAATTCTCTAATCTCTTCTTCTGCACCAGGTTGAATAATCTCTAATGGATCGCCTTCAACCTCTACTTTATCTTCATTGTAATTAATATCTGTTGTAATTCTGTTATCAACTGCCATCATACATCCTTGTCTTTGGTCTTTTGTCTGGTTTCATTAATTCAAAGCCACGCGGTCGTACTATTCTAACGGGCTTTTTCTTTTTTACGACTACTTTTTTCATAAGGAATCAATACCAAATTTTTGTTTAACTAATAATTCACCACGCTCTTTAGGTGTCATATATTCTGCCGCTTCAAGTTCAGGAGCTAACATTATTTCTAATGGTATACCTATACCTGCTGCTTTTGTTCCTGCCATCAATAAATCAGAAGCTTGTCCACTTTTAATCAAACTAACTAAGGCTGTTGTAAAAGCACCTACCTTTTTTGGTGCTATTTTTTTTACTTTATTTTTTGCAATGTCACCAATGTTAATAGCACTTTGACTACCTTGTAAGCTTTTCATTACTTCATTAACAACCTCTTCAGTAACTTCTTGATTAAAATACTTTGCAGCAGCGAAGACTATTCTGTTCTTTAGCATTCTTTTTACTTTATCTTTGGTGTAAGGTTTTTTTGTTTCAGGATCAACTTCACCTAAAAGATCGACTGTAAATTTATCAAAATCTTTTTGTGGATAAGCATCCACCAATTCTTCTATGGCTGTATCAATCGCTTTTCTATCTTCTTTTGGAATATACCCAAGATTTTTTTCTAAAGTTTCTGTTACTATTTTTCTGATACCTTCATTCTTTCCTGTGGGTATTTGTAAACCTTTTACTTTTTCTGCATTAGGATCAAAATCTAATAAACCTCTTTCTTGAAAGTCTACTGTCTTTGTCACATCTGCATACTCTGGAAATTTTGCTTTGTAGTTTTTTCTTACCTGTGCTTCCAATGCAATCATACTTTGAGCTGTCGGTAAATCTGCTTTGACTCTTTTGTAGTAATCTTCTAAGCTTTCTCCTTTGAATGGATCAGGTAAAGTAAAACCTGCTTTTAAATCTTTTTCAATAATTGGTCGGCTACCTTGAATAGCTTCTGCTAAATTAGGATACTTGTTGATTACTTCAGCAGGAATAAAATCACCTTTGCCATAACCATATTGTGCAGCGATCTTTATTGCATCTTTTGTATTAGCTACTCCATAAAATGTTTTTCCTGTTTTTGAAAATTTTGCTCCTGTGCCTTTTTCTCTAAGCTTTCCTACGGGTTCAGCGTCGGTCAAGGAAGCTTGTGTGGAAAACTTTTTTTCAATCTCATCATCAAACATGCTTGGAGCAATATTAGGATTTACATCCGATTCTTTGATACCAACTAAGTCTCTAATAAACTTTTTTAGATTAGAACCTATTCTTAAATCATCTTCAGCCATTAGTTATAATACTCGTATTCTTTATACTCCCTGCTGTCATCAACGTAATCATCGTCGAGTTCAACAAAATTACCTGCACGATATCGCATCAATGCTTGTGTCGTGCTGTCCACATAGTCATCGTGTTCCCCAAAAGGGAACGCTGCACATTCTTCAATCAACTCATGTGCCCACTCATAATCAGGGTAAAATACTTTGCCTGATTCAAATATAGGTGCAATAGAGTTCACCCTTGTTAACTTATCATTACCCCTACTAGGTGTAAAGTTAGATATTGGGATACCTAATCTATTTAGTTCTTGTGTCAATGGCATCCCTGATGCTTTTGCTTCAATGATGACAGTATCAGGATCCCAGTATTTATATTTCTCTAATGCGATTTTTTTTAATTCAGGAAAGTCCCATCTTCCTTTATCTGCATCAAGAAGTAAGACTCCTGTGCCTAGCATTCCTTCATGCTGAAATACACCCCATGTGGTTATAGCAGAATAGTCTGCTGTTTCTTTTGAAGAATAGGCAGTATCAAA